CGATACAGATACATCAAGCTATAACAATTACCACAATGCGATGCGTGATCTTGTTACAAATACCATTGTGCCAATGTGCTGCTCACTCCGTGACGAGCTTAATAAGTGGCTAGTGCCAAGATACGGCAGCGAGTTCTATATCGACTTCGATATAACTGCTCTGCCGGAGATGCAGCAAGACATGGAGAGGATGGTTCGTTCACTGCGTGATGCTAACTGGTTGACAATGGACGAGAAGCGTGTGGCGATGAATTACAGTGAGAAGGGTGGTGCGTGGGATATGAGCTATATCAATCAGGGTTTGATTCCTATTGAGCAGGCAATGATGGACTTAAGCATAAGTGATGATAACAGCACAAACAACGGACAGCGAGATATGGGCGATCGTGATGACGAGATTTCCGAAGATCCCAACGGAGAGGACGTGTAGGACAGAGATGATGACAAGAGCAGAGGTGAGGCAGAGTTATAAATTAAGATTGATAGATGAACGCAATGCAGCGCAGCGAATATTGGCTCAAGATGGAGCGGATGCGGAGGGTGGTGGAGCGTAAATATACGCCCATCATGACCGAGGTGTTGCTGAAGGAGTTCGATGCTTTTGCTAAGAGTGTCAAGCGTGATGGGCCAAGTGCAGCGATGAGTGGGTTGGGAGCGGTGGTGTGGGATACAAAGATAATGGCGGTGATGAGTGATATGTATAGGGAGGTGGCTGTGCAGTTCAGCAATAGTGCGTATAGGGCGGTGGGGATTGAGAGCAGGAAAGCGTATAATCCGTTTAAGCTGAATAGTACTTTTCTTGCGGAGATCATGAGGTATCTGGCTCAGTATGGCTTTTACATCGTTGCTTTTATAACGCAAACGACTAAAAAGAAACTTATCAGCCTTGTAAGTGCTGCGATGAATGTTGGGGCGAGTGTGGATGACATAGTGAATCTTATTGTGAGCAAGGAGATGGGGGAATATGCGAGGATGAGGGCGAGGACGATAATTAGAACAGAGGTGATGAGAGCGAGCAATTACAGCGTGTCTATGGGGGCCACAGAGCATCAGTTCCAAGTTGACAAGATGTGGGTGAGTATGCGGGATGCGAGAACGAGGCGGATACCTAAAGACCAGTATGACCATTGGGACATGGATGGGCAAGTCAGACCACTTGATGAACCTTTCCAGAGCTTTGACAAGTTAGGAAGAGTTGTGTTGGCAGATATGCCTGGTGACCCAAAAGCACCTAAAGGCTTTCTGATAAATTGCAGGTGTACGGTGGCGTATGTGCCTAGTAGGGATGCAAATGGTAGATTAATAATGAAATTGTAAAATATGCCAATTACAAGATGCGATAACGGCAAATGGAGGATTGGGGATGGTGAATGTGTTTTTTCTTCAGAGGCGAATGCGGCAAGGGCCTATTCTGAATATTTAGCAAATGAGGAGAAAGCCGAAACATATAACGATTACCCAGAGGCAGCAACGAATAATGCAAAGAGGGTTCTGAAATGGAGGGAAGAATATGGTGATGAGGTGCGTGGGATGACTGCCGTAGGTTGGAATCGTGCTAACCAATTAGCCAATAAAGAGCGTTTAAGCCGTGACACGATAGCTAAAATGGCTGCTTTTGAGAGGCATAGGCAAAACGCTGAAGTAGCACCCGAATTTAAAGATACACCGTGGAGAGATAATGGTCATGTGGCTTGGCTTGGTTGGGGCGGTTCAGCAGGAGTAGAATGGGCACAAAGGAAATTGAACCAAATAGATAACAAAAATAAGAGTATGATTTACACATATAAGGCTGCAAGGCTTGAGTTTAAGGATGTGGACAGCAAGAAAATGACCGTGAGTGGTTATTTCTCTAAGTTTGGCAATGTGGATAGTGATGGGGATATAATGATGCCAGGTGCGTTCAAGCGTAGCATTGCTGATTGGGGGCCAGAAGGCAAGCAGAGAATTAAGCACTTAATGAACCACAGACCTGATCAACCTCTTGGAAGGATAACAGTTTTGAAAGAGGATAGCTACGGCCTGTATTACGAGAGTGAATTAGTAAAGACTACCTTTGGTATGGACTTTATTAAGATGGCTGAAGGCGGGATAATAACAGAGCATAGCATTGGCTTCAATACGCTCACAGAGAATAAGGGAGCTATGGGAAATGAGATAAAGGATGTCAAGTTGTTCGAGGGTTCTTCCCTTACGGCTTGGGGTGCGAATATGGACACGCCATTCCTTGGTTTCAAGTCAGAAATGGACATAAACGAACTTAAGCAAGAAATTCGTATTTTTGAAAAGTTTATACGCAATACCGATGCATCTGATAATGTAATCGATTTGTGTGTAATCAAAATTAGGCAATTAGCACAAGCGGTAGAGAGATTAAGTAGCACGAAGGCAACAGCAAATGAGCCGGAGCAGCCAAAGGTTGATAACACGCTTGAGAAAAGTTTAATATCTATTCTCAAACAGTTTTAAAATCAACAAATGGAAAATTTGAAAGAGTTCCAAGCTGCTCTGGAACTTAAAATGAACGAGCAAAAACAAGAGGTGGCTGCTGCTACCGAGAAGGCTGCAAAGTCATTCGAGAGCAAAGTTGAGCAAATCAACGAAGAGATGGTTAAGGCTAACAAGACTGCTCTTGAGGCTCTTGAGCAAGTTAAGGAAGCTAAGGCCGCATTCGGTAAGATTGCTGCTAAAGAAGAAAATAGGGTTGCAATGTCATACGCTGACCACATCAATTCTATCAAGTCTGAAATAGCTAATGGTATCGAGAAGGGTTATGGCCAAATTAAGGAAGCCGTTCGTGGTAATGGTAAAGGATTTGCCTATGAACTTGATTTGAAAGCAGTTGGCACAATGACCACTGGCAACAACCTCACTGGTTCTGTTTACACTTCTTATGTAGACAACCCATATTTGAGAGCTTTCGTTAACCCGCACCTGCGTTCAGTGTTCAACATTGTTCCGGTTTCTACGGGTTCAGTAAGCTTCCCAAGAGGTAACACCCCAGTAGGTGAAGGTTCTTTCGGTAAGCAAACTGAAGGTTCTGCAAAGCCTCAGGTGGATTATGACGTAACTGTTGTAAATACATCTTTGTCATTTATCGCAGGTTTTGCAAAGGTATCTCGTCAAATGATTGATGATCTGCCTTTCTTGCAAGCTTACTTGCAGCAGTCTCTCATCGAGGACTTCCAAAAGGCTGAAGATACTTATTATCTTAACGCTATCGCTGCTTCTGCAACTGCTGGTTCCTCTTCTGGTGCCAACACTGCTGAGAAGTTCATCGATTACGTTGCTCAGCTTGGTGCCCTTAACTGGACTGCTAACCTCGCTTTGACAACTCATGCAGGTTGGGCCGGCCTTCTGAAGACTAAGCCATCTGATTACTCAGTACCTGGTGGAATGACCATTGACAACAATGGTAACGTTCGCATCGTGGGTATCCCAGTAATTCCTCATAGCTTGGTTACAGCTTCTAAGATTTATGTGATGGATACTTCTAAGTACGCCATTGCTCAGCAATCTGGACTTTCTGTTCGCTCAACCGAGTTCGATACGGATGACTTCCAGAAGAACCTTTTGACTTTCAGAGCCGAAGCACGTTGCGAGTTGCTGCAATATCAGCCGACAGCTGCTGTTTACGGAGCAATTTAAAAATAAACGGGGAGAGGAGGGACAGCTCTCCCCACTTTTTTTATGCCATACAGCTACGGATATTTTAAGCAAGAGTATTTCAACCATCTATTTGACAATTTCAAGATAGACATTGAGATATTGGATGTAGGGCCAGGTGCGGGAACGTATGGTAATCTGCTGAATCAAGACTTTAAGTTCATTGACTGCATAGAGATTCATCAGCCTTACCGGTCACAATTCCTGCTTGATAGGGTATACCGGAACGTGTTTATTGGCAATGTCCTAGAGTTCGACTACGCTTATTACGACTACATCATCCTTGGTGATGTGTTAGAGCATATGAGCGTTGACGATGCTCAAAAACTGCTCTTTGATATAACAGATAAGAATATCTACTGCATGGCTGCGGTGCCTTATAGGATGCCGCAAGGTGCTGTTGGAGGCAATGTGTATGAAACACATTTGCAGGATGATTTGACTGTTGAAAACTTTACTGACAGATACCCGATGATGCGAGGCCTATTTCGGAATAGCGAATACGGGTATTATGTAAACTATAACTACTTATGAATATAGTCGCATCTATCCACTTGTATCATCCAAACCATAACTGCGGTGCAGAGGCAATGATGCATCAAGTATTGAAAAGTTTGCAAGAGAAAGGACATAACGTTAGAGTTCTTCTAAACCAAGCTAATCATTACAAGATAACTTCTAATTACACTTTTGATGGGGTGGATGTATTCCCTCCCAATCCAAATGTGGTAGAGGGGTTGTATAACTGGGCGCACGTCATTTTTACCCATCTTGACTACACGAGATGGAGTATTCATATGGCTGCTATGTATAAAAAGCCGGTTGTGCATTTTATACATAACACGCACTTATACCCAGAGATTGCGGATGCGGAGAAGACTCAATATAT